ATGGTAGGCTCTATGCATATTCATTTATTCGAGGATTTAAGCGATGCAGGTAAACGTAAAAAAGTAGAGAAAGCAATTAACGATAAATTCGTAGGGAGTGAAAACGCTGGTAAGGTAGTTGTAACATGGTCTACTAATCCAGACATGAAAACACAAGTAGATGCTATTCCAGTAAACGATTCTCACGATATGTATGCTCATTTAAGTAGTAAAGTAAACGAGGAGATAGTAGCTGCTCATAGAGTACCTTTGTCTTTAGCTGGTGTAAAAGTAGCTACAGGTTTACAATCCGATGAAGGTATTAATAGAGTATCTATGGAGTATTTTCAAAATACTGTTATTAAACCTTTTCAAATGCTTATTTGTGATAAATTACAAGAGGTATTAAAGTTTAACGGTATAGATGTAGAATGTAGTATTAAACCTTCTCAACCTATTGATTTATTAGCTAGTGATGAGTTAATGCTTCAAACAATGACTAAAAACGAAATAAGAACTAAAGTATTAGGACTTGATGAGTTAGAGGGTATGGATAACGTGCAAGATAACGTACAAAAAGAAGAATAATGGCATTAGATTTAGGTATATTTTTAGAGGGTGCTGAGAGTAGTTTTAAGGTAAAAGTATCTAGTAATGATACTCAACCTAACTACTTAATTAATAAACTTACTTCTAGTGATGCTTGGTAACTATAACAGAAACTAACGACGGAGGGGTAGAAGTAATTGATTTAACTACTTCTGGAGGAGGTGGTATATCTTCTCCTTTAACCACTAAAGGAGATTTGTTTACCTATTCTACTACAGACGCTAGACTAGGAGTTGGTACAGATGGTCAAGCTCTTATTGCTGATAGTGCTGAGGCAACTGGTTTAAGATGGGGTACTGTTTCTGCTGATAATTTCGCTACTGCTGACTTAACCTTAACGGGAAATAGAACTCATGATTTAGACGGTAATGATCTAACTTTTCAGATAAACGCAACTCAAAGTCTAGATATTAACGGTATAACTGGACTACTCTCACACTATGGAAGCATTAATACCTATGGATCAAACTCAAAGATAACAGCAAGAAACGCCGCAAACACTTGGGATATAGCTACCTTGAAAAGCTTCGGTACTGGAAATGCTGGGGCTTTGACTTTGTCTTTTAACGGCAACGACTACTTAAACGTAAATATCACGAACGGTATAGAAATGTCTCGTTACCTAAACCCAACTGTAAAAACATTCCGAATAAATCCATTAAATGCAAGTTATCTAACTATTCAAGACGTTCAAAATAGCAACTACTGGTACTTCCAAAACGACGGAGGGTTTGGTGTTGGGATTTTACCAACTGCAAGATTACACGTCAAAGGGGGGGGAGGCACTTCATCAACGGTAATAGCTTTATTCACAAACTCCGCTAGCAGTAAAGCATTAGAAATAAAAGATGATATATCTATAGGTTTTTTTGGGGCGACAACCGTAACGCAGCCAGCATCAACAGGAGAAACAACAGGGTTTACGGCGGGGTCCGGAACAGGTATTAATGATGACTCAACTTTTACAGGTAATGTAGGAGCGACAGCTTATAGGATTTCAGATATAGTAAAGCATTTAAAAAACTTAGGGCTTATAGCTCAATAATAAAAAACACAAAATGGCAACAACTTATTTTGTAATAAACGAAGAATTAGAAACATCAAGCGGATTACCTGTAACAGGAGCGCATTTAGATCCTATTGTATACACAAATAAATTAATTTCTAGCGCTATAGTGGGTATTGATGTTCCTGCTTGGGCTTCGTCTCAGGCAATATCGGATGCAGCAGATAGTATTTTCATGAGAAAAAAAGGCACTCTTGATAGGATAGATGGAATTTCTGACTATCAACTAACCCCTACACAAGCAGCTAATCTAATGTCTTTTGATAATTGGACAGACACTATGAAAGATGTTTTTGCAGACGTTTATGGGGTTGATAAGGCTAATATTTCTACTGTAGTTATTTAATGGCAAAGGACGGAATATATAGGGACTTTAAAAAAGAGGATGTCGAAACAGCTTTAATAAAAGCGTGTGATAGAGTTGGAGCGCCTAAGTATGTCCTCAAAATGTTGGAAGATGCTATAAACGATCCATTATGGAATCACATGAAAGACTATAACGGATGTACATTAGTTGAAGATCCGACACATCCTTACGTTCCTTGCTTTCTACACGATTGGATGTGGCGAACTGGAAGAGGAGGGCTTGAAGCTGACAATATTTTCTATCATACTCAGGTGTTATTTGGTATGCCTAAAAAAATGGCTAGAAGACGCTATTACGGTGTTCGTATCGGATGGTTTACTTTCTTTAAATGGAAATACGTAAGGATCGGATTGAAAACACCGCATACAGAATCTATTAAAGAAGCATTAAAATATATATAATGGACGGCAACGATATTAAAAATTTATCCGTAGTGTTTGCTATTGCTAGAAAAGAGTTAGCGCTAGACAGGGAACAAATTAAAGAATTAATCTCGCTTGAAGAGAGGATTATTAAAATATTAGAAGATGAGTATAGCAGAAACGAAGCTGATAACGGAACAGGAAGTAAAGAATTGGACTGATATACCTAATAACGTACAAACGTCTAATGTATCATGGAATATAACTATATCTCAGGATTTATATATTAGAGGTGCTTTAGGCGAGGATTTATATAGTGAGTTATTAGATCAGGTAGAAAACAACACTTTAACAGCTTTAAATACTACTCTATTAAATGGAGATGATAGATTATTTAGAGGACTTAAACCTGCTTTAGCTTGGTGGGTTGCTTATGAGATTTATCCTTACTTACATTCTAAAATTAGTCCTAGTGGTATTCAATCTAAATCTACTGAGGACGCAGTAGCGATAGATTCACGTTCTTTAGAGATTCGTAGAAACATGGCTAAAAAGAAAGCTGAATATTATCTAGATCAATTAATAAAATACTTATGCGACAAAGATACCGACTATCCATTATTTAGAGATAATTCTTTACATAATACAGATTTATTATATGATGGATATGGGCAAAGTGGTATTATATTAGACGATGAGGATAATTGGGACGAGTGGAAAAGAAGCAAAGGAATAACTAGAGAAGATTTAGAGGGATAATATGGCTAGTTTTGTTCAAAACGGAGATAAAGTAAGAATAACTATAGGTACTTCTATTTATGATTATAATTTAAGAGAAGTAGACTATACACATAACGGTACTACAATAACGGTAGAAACCGACGGCTATACTCGTCATAATATAGCTTACTTAGACGTAACATCTCCAAGTAGTACAAACATACAAGACTTAGTTAACCAGTTAAACGCTTATAAACTATCTATAAACGCAAACGTAGATACTACTGGACTAGCTACACAATCAAAACAAGACGATATAATAACAGAGCTTACAGGTTCTCAAAGAAACATAAGTGCCGTTGAGGCAACTACAGCAGGTAGTACAACAGCAGGGGTACAAAGCGTTAGTCTTTTGTTTGAAGGTAATGGAGGTACTTTAAACGGTGTGTCAGTACCTAATAAATACTTTGCAGGGTTTAGTCCTAACGGAACAAACGACACTGTAAACGCTATAAGCTACACACCTCCTACAACAAGTGGCGGTAGAATCATAATAACATACGTATTATAATGGGAGCTTATCAAGGCATATTAAATGGAGGGGAGGCTACATCTTCGGGTTTTTTAAATCTAGAGAATGTATCGGGAACTAATAACAAGGTAGACTTAACAAGTGTTATAACTCAAGATTTAATAGGTACAGGTATAAGTTTTACAGCAGGTAACAATATCGAATGTGGACAACCAGTATTTTATAATTATAGTTCTACAGGTGTAGTTACAGCAGTATCAGCAGGTACTTTACCATTACAACACGATTACATAGGAATAGCTTTAAATACAGTTACAACAGGTCAATCAGTAAACGTACTAACAAAAGGTTTAGTAACAGCAAGAAGAGATACAACGTACTTAACTTCAGCAGAAACTGTAATTTTAAACAATATATCGAATAACACTACAAGGAACTTAACTAACTCTACAACTTTTGTTGATAGTGGAGATACTGGGGGGGATTACACAAGTAATGAAAACTATAGTATAACTTTTGATGCACAAGCAGGTTACACAGTAGATATTATAGTTAATGATTTTCAGTTTGAACATTCAACTTATAGAATGTACGATAGGTTAGGTATTCAAGGTTCTAATGATGGTGTTAACTTTAATAATTTAAGTGTACAATGGTTGCAAAAATCAACTACTTCTACACCTACATGGAGTGATAGTTTTTTTGGTAGTAATGATTGGAATAGCACAGGTGCTGATAATGGCTATATTTTACCTAAAGATACATCGAGAGCAATTTTATTATCAAGTGGTACATTCCCTGTAACAGTTAATACAAGTTATAGATATATAAGATTTTATTTTAGGTCAGATAGTAGTGTTAATGATGACGGGTGGAATATTACGTTACAACCTAACACACCTTATCCTTCAAACGTAGAATCAGTTGCAGAGGGAACTACTTTATATTTAGATAATTATGATTACACAAAAATTACAACAGATGATACGTCACAAATAATTATCGGTTATTGTGTTTACAATAATACTGAAAACAATAGTATATTTATAAGGGTGTAATTTTAATATTCAAGCTATAGGACTAACTAATAATGTTAAAAAAGACTAATTATGACAATCACGCAAAACCAAACAAACGATTTAATATTTTACGTTAGTAGTTCATTAGCTAATCCGTATTATCTTGTAAGAATGGTAAATCAAACTACATATAAAGAGTTTGCTTATATTGTTACTGATTTAGCTAGTTGTTCTTTTGTAGTGGCTCAAATGACAGAACCAGGTGTAGCGGGTGTAGATGATCCTGTAAATGGAACTATTAAACTAGACTCTGGCTATTATTACTTTTATCTATACGATCAATCATCATCAACTAATCTAGACTACACTCTATCGAATGAATTATTATTAACCGAGTCTTGCTACGTATTTAGTGATGAGGACTTAAATAGAGTATTTTTCTAATGGAACAACAAATTAAAGACTTGAATGACAAGGTAGATAAAATTTACTCAGCATTAGTGGGCAATGATGATCTAAAAATAGACGGTTTAGTAGATAAAGTAGATAAGAATACTAAATACATTGAGAATGACAAGAAGATGAAATGGACAGCTGCTGGAATAATTACAGCGGTTAGTTCATTTATTAATTATCTTTTAAGGGATTGATTTTTTTTGTATATTTAATATATGGAATGGTTAGATAAAGTAATAGAATTAGAGGGCGGTTACGTAGATGATCCTACCGATAGAGGAGGGGAAACTAAATACGGTATCTCTAAAAAAGCTTATCCTAATGAGGACATTAAGAATCTTACAATAGAAAGAGCTAAACAGTTATATATTCAGGATTATGTAAAGCCTTGTAAAGCCGATTTATTGAATAAAGATATACAGTATGCTCATTTTGACGCTGCGGTTAATCATGGTGTAAAAGGAGCGGCTAAAATACTTCAAAGAGCATCAGGAGTTAAAGATGATGGTATTATAGGTAAAAAAACATTAAAAGCGTGTGAAAATTTAAGCCTAGAGCGTTATTTACTTTTTAGAGCGTTTTATTACATGGAAATAGTAGGTAATAACCCAAGTCAATACAAATATATTAAAGGTTGGGCAAATAGATTAAAACATATATTATAATGAAATTGAAAAGTATTTTAAAAGGTTTATTTACTGGAGCTTTAAAAGCTGTACCAGTAGTTGGTAACATAGCAACGGAGATTAAAGAACAAGTAGAAACAGACACGGAACACGCACCTAAAGGCAAGATTGACTACGCTAGGTTATTTGGATATGCTATTATGTCTATTATAATTATATCCGTAATAGCGGGTTGGTTAGATTTAGAAGATGCTGAAATATTAATTAAGAAGTTAAATATATTTTCTTTTATTTCATAGGTTTTTTTCATAGTTTAAAGGGGTCTACTAATTTAGTAGGCTCTTTTTTTGTTAAAATTAATCGTATTAGTTATCAGTTAGTTATGAATTAATTGTAAAAAAATACGTTAAAAAGTTTTGTAATTAAAAAGTTGTTAGTATATTTGAACTATACAAACGAATAAAAAACACGAATAATGAAAACAATTCCACAAAATTTAGATCGAAAAGTTAAGAAGTTTATTTTTGACCAAGTAGAAGTTAATCCAGAAGATCTTATTGATAATTCTAGTAATTCAGTTTATATTGAAGCTTATAAGGGTGATATAGACTTAGGTTTCACACTTGATATTGAATACAATCATAACTTGGAATTAGAGTACACTAGTGGTAATTACTTTGATGAAGATGAGTATAATTACACTGGTTATGCAGAAGTTGTGGAAATCAGAGTTTACACTGAAGATGAAGAGTACGAATTAGAATTAACTGATAAACTAAAAAGAGAATTAAATTTTAAATTTTAAACTATGAAAAACACATTTAAAGGATTAGCAAAGGGAGTACAGTCAAGTGTATTCCCTGACGGATCGAGAACTATTCATCAATGGAGAGAAAAACAAACTGTAGGAAGTTTTAGCGAGTGGTGTAAACAATTTAAAGTATCTAATAAATATGCAAAGTAAACAAGAAATTATTGACTACTACCAAAACGAGATTAACAAAGTAGAAAGTAAACTAGAAAAATCAGCTTTAGAATATCAATGTAAACAACATTTAGAAGCTTATGAAAAAGGGGAAGAATACAAAATGGAGAACGATCAAGGAGGGTTTGAGTGCTTTGGTTGTGGGTCTTGAGAATTTAATTATTTTAGCAGTAATATATTTAACGAATAAATTTAAACTATGAAAAACTTATTTAAAGCATTAGCAAATTTTCAGCAAGAAGTACCAACGATCCATAAAGGTACTGAGGGGTACGGGTATAGTTACGCGGATTTACCTACTATCTTTGAGAAGATAAACCCATTATTAAAAGAAAACGGATTAGGGTTTACTCAATTATTAGAAAACGACTCAATTAAAACTATTATC